GACTTTAAACTGATAAATATATATAACAGGAGCAGACTAAATGGCAATTTCAACACTATCAAAAATTACAGTTCCACTGGCTAGCGGAGATTCCGCTAGTAACCAGGGACTTTTAATGCCAAAACTCCAATATCGCTTTAGAGTGAGCTTGGAAAACTTTGGCGTTAGTACACCAACAACAGAACTTACAAAACAAGTTATTGACGTAACTAGACCTAACGTAAGTTTTGAACAAATGACACTAGACGTATATAACTCACGTGTGTACCTAGCAGGTAAACATACTTGGGAACCAATTACATTGAACTTACGTGAAGATGTAAACAACAATGTACAAAAACTAGTTGGCGAACAGCTTCAGAAACAATTTGATTTCTATGAGCAATCAAGTGCAGCATCAGGACAAGATTACAAATTTACTACACGTATTGAAATCTTAGACGGTGGTAATGGCGCAAACGTACCAAATGTATTAGAAACATTTGAACTATACGGCTGTTACTGTGAAAGTGCAAACTACAATAGTTTAGCATATTCAAACTCGACTGATCCAGTAAGTGTTACACTAGCTATACGTTACGATAATGCAATCCAATCACCACAAGGAACAGGTATTGGAACAGCAATTGGACGTACAGTTAACACAGCAGTAACTGGCGGCGGCGCATAATAAAAATAAAATACATTTAGTCTTTTTAAAGGGAGCCACTGCGCTCCCTTTTTTCTTTATATACGTACTTTAATAAGTTGGATAAATATTAGTATGGCAAATAAATTTAATGGATTACTAGACTCAATAGCAACAGGCGCACTATCTCCTAAAGGAAACCTAGGAGATTGGCAGCACGGATCTAGGCTTTATGTTGATAATAACATGCGCCTTGCTCCTAGAAGCAAATTTAATTATCATGTACAATTTGTTATTACACCCGAAGCTCAAAGTTTAATTCCAAAACTTCTTAATGGTGCTGCTACCAACGAAATAGGAATGCTAGTAAAAAGTGCAACTTTACCAAGCTATTCTGCTAAAGTTGAACAAAAAAAACAATATAATAGAATTAAAAATGTACAAACTGGTATAGAATATGATCCGGTTAATATAACAATGCATGATGATAATCAAGGATTAACAACAGCATTCTTACAAGCATATTATAGATATTATTTTGCCGACGGTAATCAACGAGTAAACGGCGGCACAGCATATAAAATTAATCCACACAACACATACGAAGGCAAATCTCCAGATGGAGCTGCACCTTATAGATTTAAATATGGTATGGACACTAATAATCCCGGTGTACCGTTCTTCAAAGAAATAAAAATTAGCACAATGGCAAGAGGTGAATATGTAACTTATACTCTTGTAAATCCTTTGATTACACAATGGGCACATGATGATGTATCTAATGCTGATGGCGCTGGAACATTAGAAAATAAAATTACAGTAGCTTATGAAGCTGTATTTTACGAAGCAGGAGCTGTTCAAGCAGGAGCAAATGGCGAACCTGCTGGCTTTGGTCAAGATCATTATGATCGTACACCTAGTCCGTTATCATTAGCAGGCGGCGGCGGCGGTGGCCTTGCAGGAGCCATAGATGGTGCATTTAGTTTGTATGACTTTATTGCTAGTGGCGATGTATACGAAAATCCATTATTAGGAGTATTAATGGGAGCCAATTTAATTGGTAATATACGTAATTTAAGCAAAGACGGTATTAGACAAGAAGGGTTTAATATACTTACAGGCGCATTAGGAGCCGCAACTGGCACAAACGTAAGTGGTGTAGCAAATACTTTGTTTCCAAAAAATGGAGGCAAAGGTGGTTCAAAAGATCTATTACTAGCTGCAGCTGGAGTTGGTGCTGTTACACTAGCTACAACAGCAATTAGAAATAATGCTGCGGCCAAAGCCAGTGCAGATCAAGCTGCTGGCATAAAGAGTATACAATCACGTACTGGGCAGAGTGTAGCTGACGCAAGAGCTGCATATCAACAAGGAGCAACATAATGAGTAGTATCCCAACAACACCTAAGTCGAGTGACCAAAATGTCACAGAATTTTTTGATAACTATTTTAACGAAACATTAGCATTTCCTTCAAACGAAGTTGATGCTGTTATAGGATTTTTTGAAAAAAGAGGATTCGAAAAAAATTCAGCAATTAGTACATCAACTGTATTATTAAATCAAGCAAAAATAGACGGCGTAAAAATATTTGAATTACTTGACACCCTTAAAGGTTTAGACAACATACAACTTAGCAGTGTAGTAACTGAAGTATTAAATTATAACAGATTGCGTACAAGTACACTAGGTTTTAAATTAGCTGCTAACAACGACACAGTAGAAAAACGAAATGTTGTAGTATGATATGGCTAGATTTGCACAAGGTAAATTTAACTGTAAATTTCCAGAAAAATATATAGGAACTAAGACACCTACTTATAGATCAAGTTGGGAGTTTGCCTTTATGAATTTCTGTGATAATCATCCAGCAGTTGATAAATGGGCCAGTGAAGCTATTAAGATACCATATCGAAATCCTCTTACTGGAAAACAAACAATATATGTACCAGACTTTTTTATTGCATATGCTGATAGAGGCGGCAAACAAAAGGTAGAACTTATAGAAGTTAAGCCGGCTAATCAAACACACAGAGAAAAATTAGGGCGTAGTAAGCATAATCAAGCTGCTTGGATAATAAATCAAGCCAAATGGGAAGCTGCATATGCTTATTGTAAGCAAAATAATATACAATTCCGAATAGTTACCGAGGACGACATTTTTCACAGCGGCCGACGATAGGCGATAAATAAGTGTGTATATAAAGGTTACATACTATGACGAAAAAACTCGAAGAACTTTTAAACTTGCCAGATTCTAAAGAAATTATTTCTGAAGCTCAAAACGAAACTAAAGCAAAAGCTGCTGTAGTTGAGCAAACGGATACATTTAGAGATATTGCAGAGTTTGATAAAATTGCATCAGCACTACCTAGCGTTAAAGGTCTAGGCGAAAAAGCAGATGCTGAACTTAATGATATTGCGGGTCGAGCTTTACAAAGCTACGAAGATTTAATGGACTTAGGCATGAATGTTGAAAGTCGTTATAGTGGTAGAGTTTTTGAAGTAGCAGGATCAATGCTCAAAACAAGTCTTGATGCTAAAGTAGCAAAAATGGACAAAAAACTTAAAATGATCGAACTACAATTAAAGAAAGAAAAACTAGATAACGATACTCCAAACAATGGTGACGTAGTAAACGGTGACGGATATGTGGTTACAGACCGCAATAGTTTGTTAGAAAAATTGAAAAGTATGGATAAATAGTTTATAATAGGAAAAAACCATGAAAACATTTGCACAATTTTTAACAGAGTCTGAAAAGACATATAAATTTTTTATACGAGTAGCAGGAGAAGTACCTGAAGGATTCGTAGATACAATGGAAACCAATCTTAACAAGTTTGAAGTTGTAAAACTAAGTTCCGGTAAACGGGCACCAATAACAGAAAAACCAATGGATTTCCCACAGTTGCAAAATATGGAAGTAACACACTTTGAAGCAGAAGTTAAATATCCAACAACTGCACATGTGTTAGAACAATACTTGGTTGCAAATTGTAGTGTTCCGCATAGCCATTTAATTGTGCGTGGCGAGTTTGACCCTATTGAAGAACAGCAAACACAAAAAGATAATGCACCTTACGAAGCAAAACTAACAACTGAAGACATGGGCGGCGAAAGCGCACAAGGCGAAGTTGGCGGCGCAAGAGTAATGGACCTATTAAAAGAATTAGAAACAGCTAGAAAAGAACGTGAAATTGATCCAATGGAAGGCGCACCAACAGGCGAATCTAAAGATATCAGCGATGTTGAAAATACAAAAGCTGTGGTTGGGAGTTAATAATGAATAACGATGATGTAAAAAAATATATTGATATTTCAAAGTTATACACCGAAGTAGAACTTGATGAAAATAAAAAAGTCGACGAAGGTATACTTGATTGGTTAGAAGATAAACTAGGCATAAACAAGGACGAAGCTGAGGAAGTTGTTAAAGAAATACCACCAAAAGCAAAAACTGAGTTAGATGCTGTGGTTGATGATAATAAACTTTCTGACAAAACTGCCCAAGACAATAATCCAAATATACAAGGTAACAACTTTGCAACGGATGCAGATGGCAATGTTACAAGTACAGATGAACCAAAACAGCCCGGCGATGGAGATGCAGACGCTCAAGTTGGTAAATCATTTACTGATATTGGCCAAGCAATGGCTAATAGAGATCAGGTAGAGCCAGGTGAAAAAGTTACTATTGGTGGACAAGAGGCAACAGTATATGTAACAAACGCTGACGGTCCAAAGGAACAACAAGAGAAGTTTTTTCTAGGCGCAAATGGTAAACCTATTACATCAGCAGCAACAGCAGGCAACGACGGATCAGCTGATTCAGAAGCAGAACCAGAGACAGATGGTTCAACTGACGCTGTAGGAAGTGAAGCAGAACCAGAAGTAACCGACCAAGAAGGTGGTGTTGCACAAGGTATGGATCAAGCAGATGCAGCAGATGCAGAGCCTGTAAATACAAAAGATTTAATGACACGTTATAATGAAGGCGGCAAAAAAGCAATGCCTGAAATTAAAAAACTACAAACTGAACTATCACGTTTAGGATTTGATCCAAATGGTATT